TAAAAGTATAAATAAATTTATTACATTTGTAATAAAATATACAGAAAATGAATAATCTATGTCAACTTGCCCTTCAAAAAGGAGGTTCTTTAAATTACTTAATGTTACCTGCTACTATAACAGAAGGGTTAGGTTTAACTAATCCTTCTATTTTTATACATAAGGGGCATTATTTTCTTAATCTTAGACATGTTAAATATGCATTATATCATAGTGAAGGAGAACAAAAATTTCAATCTTCATGGGGACCATTAGCATATCTTAACCCAGAAGATGATCTTACTCTTAAAACAATTAATTATTTATGTGAATTAGATCCTAATACATTAGTTATTAATAAGTATCAAAAAATAGATACTTCTAAATTAGATGTTAAACCTATTTGGCAATTTATTGGTCTTGAAGATGCAAGAGTAGTATATTGGGATAATAGTTTATTTATTACAGGAGTTAGAAGAGATACAACTACTAATGGAGAAGGTAGAATGGAACTTTCTACAATAGATAATAAAAATAAAGAAACTAAAAGAATTAGAATTGAACCACCTACAAAAGGTTCTTATTGTGAAAAAAACTGGATGCCTATTCTTGATTTACCATATCATTATGTTAAATGGACTAATCCTACTGAAGTAGTTAAAGTAGATCCTATTAAAGGTATTTCTGAAACAGTTTTTTTAGTAGAACAAAAAATAAAATTTCCAAGAGATATTAGAGGTGGTTCACAAGTTATTACAATTGGAAATTATTATGTTGCTGTAACACATGAAGTAGACCTTTGGTATAATGAACAAAAAAACAAAGATTCTCACTATTACCATAGATTTATTATATGGGATAAAAAATGGAATATTGTTGCTTATTCTTCTGAATTAAAATTTATAACAGGAGCAATTGAATTTACTTGTGGTTTAGCTTTTGATGGTAATAATATTATATTACCATTTGGATTTCAAGATTCTACAGCTTTTATTCTTAAATTTCCTATTAATCTTTTAGAAACATTATGTAATTTAAAACTTGTAAAACCTAAAATAAAAAAATCATTAATATTTTCTACTCCAAAAAAATTAGAAAACTTTATTTATCAACCATATAATGAAGATATTACATTTGAATTAGGAGAATATTATTTTTTAAATGGTCATTATGCATCTGCAATGTCTTTTTATTTAAGAACAGCAGAATACTCAAAAAATTCAAATAAAACATATGAAGCATTATTAATGACTGCTAAATGTTTATCTAATATTAAAAGAAGAGAAGTTACTGAATTAGGATTATGGCTTAATGCACTTAACTTTGATACAGAAAGACCGGAAGCATATTTATTTATAAGTGTATATTATGAAAAACAAAAAAAATATAATCAAATGTATAGTTATGCTATATTAGGATTAAAATATTATGCAAATGCTAAACCAGTAACTTCTAATCTAGGATATGAAGGTAGCTATCAACTTAATTTTCAAAAAGCAGTTTCTGCTTGGTGGATTGGTAAATCAAAAGAATCTAAAGATGAGTTTATTAAATTACTTAATAAAAGTACAGAATTAAGTGAAACATACCAAAAAATGATACGATCTAATATTACATTTTTAGATTCTGGACCATATCCTTTTTTAAGATATTACAAAGGATTTTATGATCAGTTAAGGTATAAGTTCCCAGGATCAGAGTCTATTGAAAAAAACTTTTCTCAAACATATCAAGATATGTTTGCATTATCTATGGTTAATGGTAAAAGAAATGGAACATACTTTGAAATTGGTGCAGCAGATCCATTTCATGGAAATAATACAGCTCTTTTAGAACAATTTGGATGGACAGGTACTTCATTAGAAATTTTACCACATGAAGTTGAAAAATTTAAATTACACAGAAAAAATGAGATTATATTATGTGATGCTACAAAGTTTGATTACTCTATACTTAAAGGTCATATTGACTACTTACAAGTTGATTGTGAACCACCAGAAACTACTTATAAGATACTTACAATGTTACCTTGGGATCAATGTACTTTTGGAGTAATTACATATGAGCATGACTACTATACAGATGTAACACAATCATTTAGAAAAAAGTCTAGAGAATTTTTATTAAGTAAAGGTTATATGCTAATAGCAAGTAATATATCTCCAAATGATGATTGTCCTTATGAAGACTGGTGGGTACATCCAAAACATATAGATAAAGATATAATTAAAAAAATGTTGGCAGATGATGATTCAATTAAAAATGCAGAGAAATATATGTTTGGAAAGTTGTAAATTTTTTTGTATATTATAGATATAAGATCAATTAATATATAAAACTATGTCAGTAGGAAATTTAAAAACAGAGGGTCAAAAAGGAAATAACTTTCCTTGGCAATTAAAAATGTTAAAACTTGCTTCTTTAACACAAGTAAAAAATTGTGTTGAAGTTCAATTAAACAATACAAGTGTAGTATTATTAGTAACAGACATTAATAATTATTTTGTTGCAAATCCAAATTATTACTTAGTATCTAAAGAAATTATTTTTGTTAGTCCTACGTATACGGCTTTTTTAACAGTATCTAAAATCAAATAAAATTATTGTTGTAATCACTAAAGCTAACATGAAATATTTTATATACTTATTATTATTTATTTTAGTTTCATCTTGTTCTCTTGAAAAAAGACTAGCAAAGTATTGCCCACTATGTGTACAAAAAGATAGTACTGTAACAGTAATACAACTTAAAGATACTACAATAACAATCCCAGGTGAAACTATAACTCTATTAGACACACTTTATTGTGACTCATTGGGTAATGTTATATCTAGACTAAATGGAGACCTTAGAGACAAGGATGGTAAGTTAATCAGCCTACAGACAAAACTACAAAACAACATATATACATCTAAAGCTAGAGTTCAGACAATATATAGAACTATTAAGGGCAATGATGTGTACCACACTAAGCTTGTTACTAAAACTTTAAAACCAGAAAAAATTAAATACATTCCATGGTGGGTAAATTTCTTTGCTGTACTAGGGGTAATACTATTTATTATACTACTTGTATACTTTGGTTACAAGCTGATTAAACTTTATTTATTATGAAAACACAATTATCACTGTTACTAATATCAATACAACAAGAACTTTTGACTTTAATATCTATTTGCCTTGCATTCTTTTTACCAATATCTGGTATACTACTGATGATAGGAGTATTAATAGCTATTGATACTTTTACAGGGATATGGAAAGCTAATAAGTTAAATGAAAAAATTACTAGTAGAAAACTTTCAAATATAATCAGCAAGTTAGCACTTTATGAAGTTACTGTAATTATGTTTTTTCTTATAGATAAATTTATTCTTAATGATATCATACTAACTTTTTTTAGTGTACCATTTATGCTTACCAAAATTGTAGCTCTAGTACTTGCTAGTATAGAAGTAATGAGTATCAATGAGAATTACAAAGTAGTAAAAGGAATAGACTTATGGCAATCAATGAAGTTACTATTTGCTAGAGCTAAGGATATTAAAGATGATATAACTAAAATAAAAATTAAATAAAAATGGACTTAAAAAAACAAAGATTAGAAGAGTTAACTAATATTGCACCAACAGTATTAGTCAAAATGGACATGGAGTGGTTAGGTTCAACATCTAATACTGCAGACTTCCAGATTCGTTTAACAAATACTGGATCAACAGTAGTTAAATTAAATGCTTTAATTATTCGTGGTGTACATGCTCCAAAAATAACAACAGGAACTATAACATGGCAAGCATTAAATAATAATACTGATCCTTCATGGTTAGGTTGGCCTGCAGTAACATCTAACTTACCGTATATCTCAGGACAAAGAAAATTAAATTTTTCTTCAGCAACAAATATTTTTACCAATGAAACTGCTCCTATTATACCTACTGACAAAGGAGTAGTAGTTGGAACTTTTAGGATTTCTACAACAACAACATGGAATCCAAATACTGATTTTGGTTTTACTTGGGAAATGACAACAGGTGGAGTTGTTGGTTATGTAAATTTTGAAACAGAGTCTTCAACTTCATTACTACCAGTTGGTTTTATGCATTATGGACCAACAACAAATACTACAATAGGTAAATGTTTAACAGTAACCGCACCAAGTACACAACCTTTAAGTAAATAAAGTTAAATGTTATATACTAGAGAACAAATAGAAAAAACAGTAAAAGAAAAAGGATATACTTATTTTACAGGTCCTGGAAACTATGATGTTAATATAGTAGGAGTAAGAAACTCTGATACTGGTAAAACAGTAACTAATCTATTTGATGATAAGATAACTTTATCTTATAAGTTAGATGGAGTATGGCAGTATCATGAATGGGACAACACAACTGAACCAGGTAAAAAAGGAGTTACACAATATCACAATGCTAATGGTGTAGCTAGATTAGTTCCAGGACAGTATAGAGGAGTATATGCCATATCTAAGCACCAAGGAAAATATGAGGCTTTATGCCAAAGATTAGGTAATGTGACTGTATGGAGAGATAAAAATAAAAACATGACCTTTGATGAAGTTGAAACAGATACAGGAATGTTTGGTATAAATATACACAAAGCAGGTACAGTATCTAACTTTGTAGAGAATTGGTCAGAAGGATGTCAAGTATTTAAAAGATCAAAAGATTTTGATGAGTTCATGAAAATAATAAATAAAGCAAAAGACTTTCATGGTAATCATTTTACATATACTTTACTAGAGAGTAAAGATATTAATTAATTAAACAAACAATTATGAAATTTAGAAACAGCTGGAAATTAGCAACAAAACAATGGGACAAAATATCTATAAGATTTAGATTATCTTCAGTAGATGTATTTACATTAGAGATAGATATCTCTAGAGAATTTTACATGCTAACAATATTAAACTTAACAATTAAAAATAGATAAAGTGAAAGATAGTAAAAATCAAATCATTAGATCTATGAAAAGTTATGAAACAGGAGGATCATCAGATGATCCTTGTATGGAGACTGTTATGGTAGATGGTTGGCCAAAACGTAGAAGAAGACCTAAATGTGGAAAAACTAAAACATTTAGAGTTAGAAGTGCTGGTGAAAAATTAGGTCTTGGTGCTAAAATAGTAGCAGGGGCAGGTGCAGTAGGTTTAGGTATTGCAGAACTTACAAATAAAACTGTAAGTAACATGTTTAAGAAAAAACAAAAAAAAGGAGGGGTTATTAAAACTAAAAAATAAAACTCTTATTTAAGCTATAATAATCCAGGTAATTTAATTTATCTGGATTTTTTTTGTTTAAATATTTTTTATTTAAACTTTTATAGTATATTTGTTTAAACTTTAAAAATATAAACAATGGAAAATGTAAATCAACAGGAACAAGAACAAGAATTAACTCCTGAACAGTTAACAGAACGTAAGGAACAAATGCTTTCTTTTTACAAAGAATCTATACCTTATTTAGAGGCTCAATTAAATTATGAAAACTTACTAACTAGTATAGATGAAGTAAGATTTAAAAGAACTAATATTCAAATGCAGTATGCTATGTTAGCATCAGAAATGCAAGAAGGACCAGAAGAAGAAACTACTGCACCTACTAAAAGAACATTAAAGAAAAAGTAATCATGGCTTTAGTTAACCAGGTACAGAAACGTGTAAAAATGCCCAAGTGGGACATTGTTAAATTTCAGATTTTAACTCATTGTTATGTTAATCATATAACAATGAGTGATTCTGATCTTAACTGTCTTACTCTATTAAGTTTTAACCAACCAATAGAACTTACTCATTTTTGTTATGATGCTTCTGCAGAAGATGAAAAAATATTTAAATCTTCTCAAACAGTAAGAAATTCTTTAAATAAATCAGAAAAAAATAATCTTATAATAAAAGATGATAGTAATAAAAAACTTATAATGTTAAATCCAAGTTTAAAAATACAAACTCAAGGTAAAATATTATTAGATTATAAATTTTTAGATAATGATTCCGAAGAAGTCTAGTATTTTATACAAACCTGTTGCAGAAGAATTAAACATTAGTGAAACACTTGTTGAAGATTTAATTTCTTTTTATTATAAAGAAGTTAGATTTCATTTAAGTAGTTTGTCACATCCTAGAATTAATGTAGATGGTTTAGGACACTTTGTTGCAAAAAGTTTTTTTATTGAAAAAACAATACCTAGACTTACTAATAAACTAATGATACATGACACATCTACTTTTAATGCATATTTTAGTAAAAAACAATCTGAATTAAAATTAGAAAGTTTAATTGCTTTAAAAATAAAAATTGATGAAGAAGCTAATAGAAAAATTGAATTTAAAAAAATAAAAAATGAAGGATTTATTAAAAACAATTTGGAAAAATAAAAGTAAAATTTTTGAAGGTGTAAAAAATTCAATTATTAAAAATGAAATAGTTGAAGAAATTTCAAGATTAAGAATGGACATTTGTAATGAATGTCCTAGTAAAGGTAAAAAATGTGCAGTAAAAGGTACAGGTCCTTGTTGTAATGAATGTGGATGTTCTTTAGCATTTAAGACAAGATCATTATCTTCTGATTGTCCATTAGATAAATGGAAAGCTTTTATGACAGAAGAAGAAGAAGATAAATTAGACACTATAAAATAAATTATTATGAGTATAAGATTTGATGCAAAAGATCATAGTTATATTAGTATAGATGATTCTGAAAAAATTAATTGGATAAGTGTTACAACTCTTATTTCTCATTTTAAAAAAAGTTTTGATGCTAAAGCAATTGCATTAAAAGTAACAAAAAATAAAAAATCTAAATGGTTTGGAATTGATCCAAAAACAATTGAAGAAATTTGGAATAATGAATCAGATAGAGCTACTACTTTAGGAACATACTATCATAATCAAAGAGAATCTGATTTATGTTCTTTAGCTTCTATAGAAAGAGAAGGCATAACTATACCAGTTTTTAATCCAAGTGGAGAAACTGATGGTATAAGAGTTGCTCCTTTACAAAAATTAGATCCAGGAGTATATCCTGAACATATGATGTATCTTAAATCAAAAGGATTATGTGGACAATCTGATTTAGTTGAAATAGTAAATGGTAGAGTAAATATCATAGACTATAAAACTAATAAAGAAATTAAAAAAGAATCATTTAAAAATTGGGAAGGAATATCTGAAAAATTAAAAGATCCTATAAAACATTTAGATGACTGTAATTATAATCATTATGCTTTACAGTTAAGTTTTTATATGTATATTATATTAAAACATAATTCAAAGTTATTACCAGGAAAAATATTTATACATCATGTAATATTTGAAGAAGAAGGTAGAGATAAATTTGATTATCCAATAACAAAGTATAATCATAATAATGATCCGGTTGTAAAAGAAGTTATACAAATTCCTATGCCTTATTTATATGATGAAGTTATTTCAATACTTAATTACATAGAAGATAACCCTATTAAAAAAATAAAATGATAATTAAACTATTTGATATAGAAAATGGTGTAGTAGTTCCTACAGAACACTGTTATACTTTAAAAGCATTAAAGGATGTTATGGATGAATATCCAGAAGAACATCTTAAAATTTACTTATACTTGTTTTATATGAGTTGTCCAAATCCTGATTTAAATCCTTTTTTTTATACTCCTGAAATGGATAAAGAAGATTTAATATTAAAACAAATAGATTCTGATTTTTCAGTAGAAGATAAAAGTATACATATTGCATTACAGTTTTGTCAAAGAATGTATGAAACACCAACCTCAAGAGCTTATAAAGGTATTGCCTCTATGTTAGATAGATTAGCAAGATATATGGAAACACAAAGCATTACAGATGGTAGAGATGGAAATATAAACTCTATTGTAAGTGCTGCAAAAAACTTTGATCAAATTAGATCTTCTTTTAAAGGAGTATATAAAGATTTACAAGATGAACAATCAAGTAAAGTTAGAGGTGGTATTGGTATGGCATATGATCAATAATCATGGAAGAAATCTACAATAATATACCAACTTGGGATAATGGTAAATGGACTATTACTGATTTTGAATCAAGAGAGTTATTTTCTAATTTTATTTTTGGTTTATTTAAAGAACCTGGTAAATATAAATTTGATGAAACAAGTTTTTTATTTAATCAACAAGGAGAATTATTTAGAGAAAATAAAGTTTATTGTACAGCACCATTTAAATCTAAAGACTTTGTTAATTATTGGGATGATCAAAAACTAAAATGTAGAAAAGGTATAATATTTAAATCTAAAAATGATACCTGGTTTATTACAAGAGACTACTATATGTGGTTAAACTTTTTACCAATCTTTGATAAAGAACAACAAAAGTTTGACTTTGCAAAAATTAGAGATGCTCAGTATCATATGGCATTATATGAACTACTTGCAGAACTTAATTATAAACATGTTGCTATTTTAAAAAAACGTCAAATAGCATCTTCTTACTTTCATATATCAAAGTTACTTAATCAATTATGGTTTGAAGAAGGAGTTACCTTAAAAATGGGTGCTAGTCTTAAAGATTATATTAATGAAAAAGGATCTTGGAAATTTCTTGCAGAATATGCAGCATTTCTTAATCAACATACTGCATGGTATAGACCTATGAATCCTGATAAAATTTTAATGTGGCAACAAAAAATAGAAATTAGAAAAGGAGATAGAAAAACTGAATCAGGTTTAAAAGGTACAATGCAAGGAATGTCTTTTGAAAAAGATCCTACAAATGGTGTTGGTGGGCCAGTAAAATATTTTTTTCATGAAGAGGCAGGTATTGCACCAAAGATGGATCAGACATATGAATACATGAGACCTGCAATGAGATCAGGTTTAACAACTACAGGAATGTTTATTGCTGCAGGATCAGTAGGTGATTTATCACAATGCAATCCTTTAAGAGATATGATATTAAATCCTAACTCAAAAGATGTATATGCTGTAGAAACAACTTTATTAGATAATAAAGGTACACCAGGTGTGTCAGGTTTATTTATTCCTGAACAATGGTCTATGCCTCCTCATATTGATTTATATGGTAACTCACTTGTTGAAGAATCTCTTATAGCATTAGATGCTCAATTTGAAAAATGGAAAAAAGAATTAAATCCAGAAGATTACCAGTTAAGAATATCTCAACATCCAAGAAATATAAAAGAAGCATTTGATCACAGATCTGTATCAGTTTTTCCTACACATTTAATTGCAGCACAAGCAAGAAGAATTGAGGAAAAAGAATATGCTTATGAATTTTTAGATATTAGTACAGATTCTGATGGAAAACCTTTTGTTACAACAAGTAATAAAAGACCAATAATAGAATTTCCAATATCTAAAAAAACTGAAGATAAAACAGGAGTATTAGTAGTATGGGAAAGACCAATTAAAGATCCAACTTTTGGACAATACTATGCTTCAATTGACCCTGTATCTGAAGGAAAAACAACAACATCAGAATCATTGTGTTCTATATATGTAATGAAAGCTCCAGTAGAAGTAACTAGAATAAGTGGAACTGAAACAGAAACATATGTTGAACAAGATAAAATAGTTGCTGCTTGGTGTGGAAGATTTGATGATATTAATAAAACTCATCAAAGATTAGAACTTATAATAGAATGGTATAATGCATGGACAGTTATAGAAAATAATATTTCTTTGTTTATTCAATATATGATATCTAGAAAAAAACAAAGATATTTAGTACCTAAAGGACAGATTATGTTTTTAAAAGATATTGGTTCTAATGCTAACGTCTTCCAGGAGTATGGTTGGAAAAATACTGGCACATTATTTAAAGCACATTTACTAAGTTATACTATAGAATATACTAAAGAAGAATTAGATGTAGAGACTAAAACAGATGGTACTATTGTAAGAACTAAATATGGTATAGAAAGGATACCTGATCCCATGTTACTTAAAGAAATGCAAGAATATGCAGATGGTGTCAATGTGGATAGACTGGTTTCTTTTGCTGCACTTGTTGCATTTATGAGAATACAACAATCTAATAGAGGATATTCTAAAAGAGTAGTTATGGATGATGCAGCAAAAAACTTGCAAAAGTCAGAAAATTTGTTTAAATTAAATAGAAGTCCTTTTCGTCATGTTGGAGGAAACAGGGTATCAAATAGGACAGACTCTAATAGATCTGCCTTTAAAAACTTAAAGTAAAATACTATGCAAATAATTAATGCTTTACAGGCCAAAGCAGGAGCTAAAACTGAAGTTAATAAAATGGGTACTTTAACCCAACCATTACAATTTTTATCTCATAAAGAAAAGAATGAAGAATGGGCTGCATGGAATCTTGACTGGATTGAATGGCAAGGACTAAGACAGATACGTCAAAATTCTAGAAGACTTATGAAAAATTATAAGTTAGCAAAAGGGACAATTGACAAATCAGATTATATAGTAGAAGAAAATAATGAAATGAGAGACATAGTAGATCTTCTAACTAAAGAAGATACATCTGCTTTAGAACTTAAATTTTATCCTATTATTCCAAATGTTATTAATGTTCTAGTAGCTGAGTTTGCAAAAAGAACAACTAAACTTACATACCGTGCAATAGATGATACATCTTATAATGAGATGTTAGAACAAAAACGTAAGATGGTTGAAGAAACTTTATTGTCTGAAGCTGAAATAAAAATATCAGCAGCACTTCAAGAACAAGGTTTAGATATTACATCAGAAGAAGGTAAAGAAGCATTAAATCCTGAAAAACTTAAATCATTACCAGAAATAGAACAATTCTTTAAAAAAGATTATAGATCTATGGTAGAAGAATGGGCTACTCATCAACATAAAGTAGATGTTGAAAGATTTGGTATGAATGAATTAGAAGAAAGAGGATTTAGAGATATGCTAATTACAGATAGAGAATTTTGGCATTTTAGAATGATGGAAGATGATTATGAAGTAGAACTATGGAATCCTGTTTTAACATTTTATCATAAATCTCCAGATGCTAGATATATTTCACAATCTAATTATGTTGGTAAAACAGAAATGTATACTATTGCTGATGTTATAGATAACTATGGATATTTAATGACTGAAGAACAATTAAAAAGTCTTGAACATATATATGCTATTACAGCTGCGGGTTATACAACAGGTGGTTATCAAAATGACGGTACATTTTATGATGGTACTAAATCACATGCATGGAATACTAACATGCCATCATTAGCAATGAGACAATATACTTCAGCAATGAATGGTAGTGTTATAAATAATGGAGATATAATAAATACAATTTTTGCAGAAAGTGGAGATGAATTTGTAAATTATAATTATGACTTACTTAGAGTTTCTACAATATATTGGAAATCACAAAGAAAAGTAGGACACCTTACAAAAATAACTGAAACTGGAGAAGTTATTAATGAAATTATTACAGGAGATTATAAAGTACTTGATAAACCAATTTATGATAATAGATTATTTACTAATAAATCTAAAGATAATTTATTATTTGGAGATCATATAGATTGGATATGGATTAATGAAACTTGGGGTGGTGTTAAAATTGGTCCAAATATTAGTTCTTATTGGGGTATGTCTAATCCAGGTGGTTTTTCTCCAATGTATATTGGTATAGAAAAAAATAAAATTGGCCCTTTAAAATTTCAATTTAAAGGTGATTCAACATTATATGGATGTAAACTTCCTGTAGAAGGTTCTATTTTTTCTGATAGAAATACAAAGTCTACTGCATTAATTGATTTAATGAAACCATACCAGATTGGATATAACATAGTAAACAACCAAATTGCTGACATATTAGTAGATGAGTTAGGAACTATTATTATGTTAGACCAAAACACTCTTCCTAGGCATTCTTTAGGAGAAGACTGGGGAAAAGGAAATTTATCTAAAGCATATGTTGCTATGAAGAATTTTGGTATGCTTCCTTTAGATACATCTATAACAAATACAGAAAATGCATTAAACTTTAATCATTTTCAAAAACTTGACCTTTCACAAACTGAAAGACTTATGTCAAGAGTAAATTTAGCAAATCACTTTAAACAACAAGCTATGGAAGTAATTGGTGTTAACCCTCAAAGGATGGGACAACAGTTATCTCAGATTACAGCTACTGGAGTAGAACAAGCAACAGCTGCATCTTATGCTCAAACAGAAATTTATTTTATTCAACACTGTGATTACTTAATGCCTAGAGTACATACAATGAGAACAGACTTAGCACAGTATTATCAATCTACAAAACCATCAACAAGATTAACATATTTAACTTCTGCTGATGAAAAAGTAAATTTTAAAATTAATGGTACAGAATTATTATTAAGAGATTTAAATATATTTTGTAGTACTACTGCAAATCATAGAGCTATTTTAGAACAACTTAAACAAATGGCTATACAAAATAATACTACTGGAGCATCAATATATGATCTTGGTAGAATTGTTCAATCAGATTCAATTGCAGAAGTTACTAAAGTTCTTAAAGATTCTGAATCTAAATTACAACAACAAAAACAACAAGAACAGCAATCACAACAAAAACTGCAACAAGAACAATTGGCATCTCAAGAAAAACAAAAACAAATGGATATTCAAGCTGCAGCAGATAGAGATGATAAATTAATTAAAAAAGATATTACTGTTGCTGAAATTAGAGCAGCTGGTTATGGAGCATCGGCAGATGTAAATGAAAATAAACAATCTGACTATATAGATGCTATGGATCAAATTAGATCTACTGAACAATATCAAGAACAAACTGATTTACAAAGAGAAAAAGAAAATAATAGAATGACTATTGAAACTGATAAGTCTCAAATTGAAAGAGAAAAAATACAAGCTCAAAGAGAAATAGCAGATAAACAACTACAAATTGCTCAAGAAAATAAAAATAAGTTTGATTTGAAAACAAATAATAAAAATAATAAATAGGTTAGCCATATAGTGCAAAAAAAAATTATTTTTTTTTAAATCTTTCAAGTTTAATTTGTATATTGAATTATAAACAAAAACCAACAAAATGAAAACCAACAATGAAACTGAAGAAAAGCAGGTACAAGATTCTACAACGGTAGAAGAAGTAGATGTAAATATTGATGAACTATTTGGTATGCCAGGAGCAGAAAGTGTAATGCTTCCTGCAGATGGTAAACTAGAAGAAAAACAAAAGTCTATGTTTTCTAAAGAAAATACAGACATCACGTTCCTTGACAAGCCTGTTTCAAAAGAAGAGGCAAAAGAAATTGAAGAAGTAAAAGAAACTTTTGCAGAGTTAGATAATCTAATTTCACAAGAGGAGGATGCTGGTAATAAAGGTAGACCTAAAGTTGATAAATCAGGATTATATGATTTAGCATCAAAAATGATAGAAGAAGGAGCTTTAGTTCCTTTTGATGATGATAAAGATTTAGAAGAGTATACAACAAAAGATTTTAGAGAACTGTTTGAAGCAAATTTTCAAGAAAGGGAAAATAAAATTAGAGAAGATACTCCAAAAGAATTTTTTAATGCATTACCAGAAGAACTTCAAATAGCTGCAAAATATGTAGCAGATGGAGGACAAGATTTAAAAGGACTGTTTAGAACATTAGCTCAAGTAGAAGAAATGATTGAATTGGATCCTACAAATGAAAATGATCAAGCAGAAATTGCAAGACAATATTTATATGCTACAAATTTTGGAACATCTGAAGAAATAGAAGAAGAGATAAATGATTGGCATGATTTAGGAAGACTTGAACAAAAAGCTAATCAATTTAAACCTAAGCTTGATAAAATGCAAGAAGAAATTGTAGCACGTAAACTTGCAGAACAAGAATATAAAAAAGAACAAAAAGGTAAACAAGCAAAAGAATATACAGATAATGTATATAACACATTACTAAAAGGAGACTTAGCAGGATTAAAACTTGATAAAAAAACACAAGCATTGTTATATTCAGGATTAGTTCAACCAAATTTCCCTTCAATTTCTGGTAAACCTACAAACATGTTAGGACACTTATTAGAAAAGTATCAGTTTGTAGAGCCAAGACATGACTTAATTGCTGAAGCACTTTGGTTACTTGCAGATCCAGAAGGGTATAAAAGTAAAATTAAAAATCAAGGGAGTCAACAAGTAACTGAAAAAGTAGTAAGACAATTAAAAACTGAAGAAAGTAAAAAGAATAGTACATCATATACAAGAGATGATGATAAATATACAAAGACTCCTTCAAGAGAACAAAAAACACTATCTAGAAATACTAATATTTTTAGAAAATTTTAAAATAAGTAACAAATAAAAACAAAATAAAAAATGGCAACTCCAGTAATGAACAACGGCATATTCCTACGGGATACAGCCTATGCAGCTAGTTCCCATGTGGATTCTTACCACTTGGTGAACATGCTAAAAGATGCAGAACCAATGGACTTAGGTCCAGTAGACCTTTGGGCAATGGCTCAAAGAGTTGAAATGCCTCTATACCAAATGTCAAGCTTTGGTGGTAAAAATGTAATCAATGTAGATAATGCTCGTGGAGAGTACAAATGGCAAACTCCGGTTTCTATTGACCTTCCATACATTATTGAAGACATTGAGAACACTAATTATTTTAAAGGTATTGATGGTACAACTTTCAAAATTAAAATTAACAAAAGAGAATTTGGACATGGTGATATCATCACATATGACAAATACAATGGTGTTGAGATGTACATTACAGCAGATGATATCCTTCCTTTAGGAGATGGATTTATCTATACTGTACAATTGGTAAACAATGATAACTATAAATACTTAGATAATAAGTACTTAGCTAATGGTACAAAAGTATTCCGTAAGGGTTCTGCCCGTGGGGAATATGGAGAGAGATTTTCTGACATTACAACAAACACAGGATTCCGTGAATTCTACAACTATGTTGGTGGTGCAGAAGCTCACGTACATTATTCTATATCTTCTCGTGCAGACTTGATGATCAAAGGTGGAATGAATGCAGATGGTACAGTTCCTGTAACTGAAATCTGGAGAACATTTGACAAAAACATTGATCCATCTATTGCATCTTTAGATGACATGGTTAAAGTAATGGGTAAAGACAAAGTTAAAAAAGCTTTTGACAATGGTGATTTATCACGTACATTCTTAACTAATATGGAAGCTGCACATCTTTCTAAGATTGCAACAGACATAGAAACTTACTTAATGTGGGGTCATGGTGGACGTGTACGTCAGGATGGACCAGATGATGTTAGATTGTCAGTAGGTCTTTGGAAGCAGTTGGATAACTCATTCAAAAGAGTATATAACAAGAATAACTTTACACTTGATTTGTTCCGTGGAGAAATTTATAATTTCTTTAATGGTAAAGTTGAGTTCCAAGGTCCAGATCCAAAAAGATCACTAGTTGTTCAAACTGGTATGGCAGGTATGAGAATGGTTAATGAGGCAATTAAAACTGAAGCAATTTCTTCAGGTCTTTTAATCCAAGCTGCAGACATAGGAGCTATCACAGGAAAAGGAATGGACTTAAACTTTGGATTTGCATATACTTCATATGTAATACCTTTCTTAGCAAATGTTAAGTTTGTACTTAATCCAGCATTTGATAATGTTCATACTAATGATATTGAAAACCCAATCATTGATGGTTTCCCATTATCTTCTTATAGCTTCATTATCTTTGATATCACTGATAATACTAATGACAATATCTTCTTATTGAAGTTGTCTTGGGATAATCAATTAAAGTGGTGGTACCAAAATGGTACTATGGATTACATGGGACGTTCACAAGGATTCCAGTCTTCTGGTCAATTCAATGGATACCGTGTAATGATGTCTCAAACAATGCCAGCTATTTGGGTAAAAGATCCAACTAAAGTTTTAAAAATTGTTATGAGAAACCCAATTACTGGTGGATCATTCTAATAAAAAATAAAATTAAACTAAAAGGGAGGAGGGAGCTCCTCCTTTTTTTTTAATAAGTACTCAATTTTACTAACTAAAAACCAACAAACAAGATGGAAAATTTTACAATGGTAGAAACAACTACCAGCACAACAAAAAAAACAGCTATTGCTGTAAGACCTTTTTTTGATAGCTCTGCTTCAAATATGGGATTAGAAAATTATGGATTAGCATTATATGATGGTGTTAAACATCATGAACAACTAGCATGTCTAGAAAGTAATGGTGTAATGAGGTATGTAACAGGATTAAATGAGTTTGCTCCTGAAATTAAATTACTTCAAAAAGATGCTAGAGAAGCAAGAATAAGAGAAATAAGATCTGCTATTATTGAACTTGAAAAAGATTTAGCAGCAAATGTAATTGATATTGATGATAAGGACTTTTGGAATAAAGTAACATTACTAAGACCTGACAATCAAAAATTTTGGAATAAAATAAATATCTCTTGTGGAAATGAACCTATGTTCTTAGACCCAAAAGATCCTTATGATAGAATTAAACTTTATGCTATTGAAGCAGGAGGTTTTGCAATTGTAGCAAAAAGTTATGATGATGCAAGATCAAAAGCTGTAGCTCCTAAGTTTTACTTAGATAAAGAAGAAGAAACTGTAATGGCAAGAACAGAATACAAAAAAATGCGTAACAAAGCATTATCTGAACTTCAAAAATTATTTGACAAGAACAGTACTAAATTATTCTACATTGCAAAAGTTGTAGATTTAAATAGTACACAGTATAGAAAATCAACACCTAATGATGTTATTTATGAAAACATGGACATTTATATAAATGGAGATGGTGCAGAAGGAAACAAGGAAAGAGCAGCTAAATCATTTATTGAAACTGCAGCAATGGATATGGAAACATTAAAAATCAAATCAATTGTAAGAGATTCCGTTTTTTTTAAGTATATTATAAATAAGGCAGATGGTTATATTTATCATGTTAAGTCAACAGCTTTACTTGGTAGAAATGTAGCAGATGTAGTTGAGTACTTAAAGAATCCTTTAAATGAAGATATTCTTAAAGATCTTAATGAAGCTTGTGAAAAGTATTGGAATGCGTAACTTATTAAAACTAAAATAAAATGAAAACTACAAAAACAATGAAAACAGGTGGTGCAAAACCTAAAGCTATGTATGGCAAAGAAATTATGCAAAAAGGTGGTTCTACAGGTAAAACAAAAAAATACAAAACAAAAAATTCTTATTCTGAATTAACCGGAAGTAATAATAATCCTATACGTACTACAGTAGATTCTCCTGGTGGAAATTATAAAAAAAATATAGAATGGCAATCATATTTAAGTGATACTAAAAAACCTTATATGATGTCTGTAACAAAAGGAGGAAAAACTAATGACTTTCAATTATCAGAAAAACAAGCACTTAGTCAAAGAAAAAAAGTTAAAAAAACAATGGGTTTTCAAAAAGGTGGAATGACTAAAAAGAAAAAATAATTAATAATGCCAAAAGATGCCTGTTATTCTAAAGTAAAAGCACAGTATGCTGTGTTTCCTTCAGCAAGGGCTTCTCAAGCAATTGCTAAATGTAGGAAAGGTTCTGGTACAGTTAGAAAAACTAAAGCAGGTACAAACCTTAAAAGATGGCAAGCAGAAAAATGGCAAGATACAAAATCAGGTAAAGCTTGTGGTGCCGGTGGTTCTAATGAATACTGCCGGCCTACAAAAAGAGTATCAAAGGATACTCCTAAAACAAAGTATGAATTAACCCCTTCTAAACTAGCTGTTAAGAAAGCTGAAAAGTCTAAAGTAGGTATGGGAAGAAGAGTTAAAAATGTATAACTATTAAAAAATAATACTGTGGCTACTTTAAGACCTTATGCTTTAAAAAATCCAAAAACAGATACTGTTGTACCTGGTGCTTTAATTCTTTCTAGTATTAAACCTGTATCAGGAGATTGGTTTCCTGTTGTTGAAGGTATAGAAAGAAATTTTGTTAATCCAGTAAGTTATGATACTACTGTTAAAATAACATATCCTTCTTCTGTAAACTCACAAAGGTTTGGAGACTATGCAAAAACTTTTATACAAACTAAAGGTTATACTCCTAATAATGTAGTATTATCTGAATCAGTTTGTTCAGATGATATTGATGGTCCTATTTATTCTGATATACAAAATATTGGTCAAACTCCACCATCACAAAATGATTTTTTAGGTCCTTTTATGTCAGGAGGTTTAGCAGGATATGCTCACACAGGAATATTAGGTATTCAAGCTTGGGGATCTCATATTACAAATACAACAAATGGTGCATTATTTTTTATTAATATGCCACACATTGGAATTTCTCAAGCAGGTAATGTAGGTAGAATTTGGAGAAGAGGTAAAACTCAAGCTCAATCTTTAACAGATAATACTTGTGGTGCAGTTGCTACAGCAATTGGATGGGTAGCAGCAAATGCTGTAGCTCCAATTGTAGCAAACTTTCCAAATGATTATCAAAATTATACTTTATGTGCTATACTATTTCCATTTAAAGCAGCTCTTGCAGCTATAACAACTTATGGAGCTCAAATGGTTTATGCTACTGAAAAAATAAGATTAGCTTCAGATGCTTTTTTAACAGGTGCATCAGGAATAATTGGTGCTAATGTTGGAACAGGAATTGATGTATTTTATTGTTCAGGAACATTTATTAATACAGATGATGGATACAATGCTTACATTAATGTTACATCATTTAAAAAATATAATAGTGTTGGTGGATGGGTAGATTTAACTACATCATTTTTAGCAGGTTTATAAAATAAAAAATTATGGCAAAGACAGCAGCTTGGACAAGAAAAGAAGGTAAAAATAAAACAGGTGGTTTAAATGCAAAGGGAGTAGCCAGTTATAGAGCAGCTAATCCGGGATCTAAACTTAAGATGGCAGTCACTACTAAGCCATCTAAGTTAGATCCAAATGGTAAAGCAGCAAAGAGAAGAAAGAGTTTTTGTGCTAGAATGTCAGGAATGCCTGGACCTGCAAAAAAACCAAATGGAGAACCATCAAGAAAAACTCTTGCTTTAAGAAAATGGAATTGTTAATTTAAAAACTATATATTATGAAAACAAAATGTATGAGCTGTGGAGGTTCTATGAAAAAAATGAAAACTGGTGGTGTTAATAAAAAATTATTTAAAGGTAAAGAAACTTATAAAGAAGAACTTGCTGAAGGTAAAGCAATTAAATCTGGTAAAATATCTCCTAAACAATATGCAAGTGGTGAAGCATCTGAAAAAAAAATAAAAAAAATGGCATTAGGAGGAACTACTACTAAAAGAATAATTAAAAAAAGTACTGGTGGTATGTATGGCATACCTCAAGAAAATCTTGGTACTTCTGGTCAATATGGTTTTGCAAAAAAAGGTGGTTCTACAGGAACACATAAAATGCCTAATGGTAAAGTAATGCTTAATTCTAAAATGAAAAAAGGTGGAGCAACTAAAGCAACTAAGTTTGCAGCATTAGCTCCTCCATATAACAAAGCAACTTTTGCTGATAAAATTGTTGGTGCTAAAAAGAAAAAATAATGGCTGAGAAGAAGGATAAGAAATGGATACAAAAAGCAGTTAACCCTAAACATAAAGGTTACTGTACTCCTCTTACCAAAAAAACTTGTACACCTAAGAGAAAAGCTCTTGCAATGACTTTTAAAAAAATGGCTAAAAATAAATAACTAAAAATAAATAAAATGAAAAAAACAAATAAAGTTAAGATGGGTCCTTTAGGAACTCCACTTGGAAATGCATTAGGATATTTTAACTCATTAAAAGCAAAAACTAAAGTTGAACCTAAACAAACTTTAAGAAAAGCTCAAGATGGACAATCTGTTTATAGCGGACCCTTTTCTGAAAAACGAACTAAAAGTTTAGATACAAAGTTTCCTAGTACAGTGACTCCTATAGGTATGAATCCTTGGTATAATACCAAATCTTATATTAATACAGGAGGAAATGTTGGAGATGATCCAGTAGGAGATGAAAAAAAAGAAAGAGCTAACTATGAAAATTTTTTAAGACAAGATTCAAAATTAAAAAAAGGTGGTTCTACAAAGTCTAAAATGAAAACAAGTGTTTCAGTTAAAAAAATGCAGGATGGTGGTATGTTTACACCTAATGGTAGACTTAAATCTAAAAAAACTAGAGATATTTCTTTATCATCTTATGGAAATTCAACTAATGTTTCAAGGACAAAAAGAAATGGTGACATAGTAACTAAAAGTATAAATACTAGTAATGGTTATGGCGGAACTACTGCTGATAAAACTAAAACCATTACTAATAAAGTTGGAGAAACTGTATCTAAAAAAACAAAAAATATTTCTGCAAAATCTGCTGATAGAAAAATTAATAGAGTAAGTAATAATGTAGGTAGAAATGCTAATGATACTTGGGCATATAAAAAAGGTGGTCTTGTAAAAAAAAATAAATAAAAAATGTTAAATAGTACTATTACTATAAAGATAAAACAAAGAATCAATAAACTTGATAGCAATGACTATGATAATATAGAATGCTGGCAAATTGTTGAGTCTTTTAATAAAGCACAAGTAGAGTGGACTAGAAGACAATTACATGGAGGTAATCAGTATAAAGAAGGAGATGAACAATCTACTAGAAGAAAAGATGACCTACAAGTATTAATGAAAAAATATGATTTATCATTATATCCAAAAGACTATTATTATTTTGCAGCATTACCGGAAGATTATTTACAATGGAAAAGAACAGATGTATTTGCAAATCAAGATTGTTGTGAAAAAAGAAGAATGACAGTTTATTTTGCTGAAGAAGCAAATCTACAACAATTATTAAATGATAAACTAAAACAACCTAGTTTTGAATGGGCAGAAACATTTGCTACTTTAATAGGTAATGATGTACATATATATACTAACAATCAATTTAATATAGAAAGTGCAGATTTAATATATTATAGACAACCTATTAAAATTCAAATACAAGATTGTATTGATCCTTACACAGGTGTAGTATCTTTAACAAATGTACAATGTGAATTTAAAGATGATATAATAGAATTACTCATTGATGAAGCAGTAAGTATATTAGCAGGAGATATTGAGTCAAACAATCAGTTTGCTAGAGGAAGTGCAAATGCTGAAAAAAATAATTAAAAATGGAAAAACCTAGACTATTAAAAAGAAATACTGAATCAACTGTATCATATTCAAGTGCACCCGCAGGAGGATCTATAGATACAATGACAGCAGCATGTGTATCAGAATTAATGAATGCTTCTACAAGTTTTCATAAGTTACATCTTAAAGTAACTGGTGTAGGATCATTTGCTGCTCATAAAGCTCTTAATGATTTATATGATGCTTTAGTTGATCATGCTGATGCTTTAGCTGAAGGATACCAAGGAGCAGCAGAAAAATTACTTACTTACTCTGAGTCATCTCCTAAAACTTTAAATAGTGTAGATGAAGGATTAAATTATATTCGTGAAATGGTAAATATGGTAACTGGATTACAATCTAAAATGCCATATTCAGAAATAGTAAATGAACTTGACACAGTTAAATCAAGTTTAAATTCTGCAAAATATAAATTAAAATTCTTAAAATAGTTTTGTTATTTCAAAACTTTTTATTATATTATATATGTATTATATTATTAACTAAAAACTAAAAACAATGAGTTATTTTAATCATGCTTTTCGGAAAGCATTCTTGGCTACAGGGCCAACACAAACATCAGTTCCTATTACTAACCCTTTAGGAGTAACATTAGGAACAGCTGCAACAACTGTAAACGGGTATTTAAATACTGCAGGTTTACCACCTTATGCTCTTAATCAATTATCTGCATTAACAGTTGCTACCTATGGTACTGCACCTACAGCTACTACAGATGGTTATATTGGATGGTTTGATGCATCAACAAATTTGTCTGTTACATCTCCATCTTCATGTTGCAATCTATATCTTGCTGGTTCAGCAATTTATTCTAATGATAAAATTGGTCCATTAGCAGGTGGTTATCAAGAAACTAACAAGTCTAAGATGATCAATCCTAAATATGTATCTAGGTTCTATTCAATGGCTCCATGTCTTCCACAAAATAATGTTATTCACGTAGGTTCTACTTACTGGACTGCAGGTGGTGGTGTATTAATTGGTTCAATCACAACTGCAGGTGTAGGTTATACTCCTAACTCAACTGTTGCAGTTGGTGTAGGTACTGTAACAACATCCGGAGTAGGTGTTGGTTTAGAGTTGTCTATTACAATAGCAGGTGGTGTTCCAACTGTTGTAGGAATTGTTAATCCTGGTAAAGGATATGCTGTTGGTAATACAGTTACAATTAAATCTCCTACAGGTACTCCAGGTACATTAGCAATATATACTATTAGTGCATCAGGAGTTACTACAGCACATACTCAAACAGGTTGTGGTACAACATCTACATGTTGTAAAGAATTTCTTTGTGGTGAAACTTACTCATTAAGAGTAGATGTAAAAGGTTCTCCTGCAATGAGATTTTTAAATCACAATGCATATGCTACTATTGATGCTTATACAGGTTGTTGTCCAGATGGTGCAATAGCACCTACAGTTGTTGATTCAACTGGAGTATTTATTGCATGGGCAAATGGTTTAATTACTAATCCTATTGTAGCTCCATTTTTACAAATTGTTGTTCAAACAGAACTTGGTCAATTATTATATGCTCCAGGTACAAGTGCTGCATTCTTAGCATTAAATTCTGCTCAAACTTGGGATACTTATGTATCTCCAGGACATACAACTAATGCTTGTGCAGGAATAATTATAAATGGTGCATATGTAGATACTAAATTTGGAGATTGTTCATTTCAAATTTCTGATTTCTATGAAAAAGAGCCAGTTAAATTATATGCTTCTGAAGTAGATCTTAATGGTGATCCTTGTACATTTGATTCTTTATGTACAGTTACTGAATGTCAAGGTCTTCAAGCTCAAGGTTTAGGAGAAACTATTTTAAGAGATCTTACTTTGTCAGAATCTTATAGACAAAATTTCTTAGCAACAGATATCCGTATCCGTGAGATTACTCAAGGAAATCAAATTATAAGTTCTATTAATAGAAATGCACAGTATTACAGATACTTGTTACAACACAATGTACCACGTAATTACAATCCATCAGGAACATTTGATTCAGATCAGTACTTGTTAGAAATATATTCAATATTACCACAAGCTACTTTCAATTCTCAAACTACTAGTTGGTTAGAGACTTGTGGTCTTTGTCCTGCTGAAACAAATGACTATACATGTTCTACAACATGTGTAGTTCCTATTCCTTTCCCTGCATTACCTGTATATAATCCTTATAATACAGTTTCTTGTTGGGGACTATAAGAACAAATAATTAATTATTAACTAGAAAGGGGAGAAGAGTTTCATACTCCTCCCCTTTTTTTATATAAATACTATGGCAAATCATGTATTAAGTTTAGAGGTACCTACTGTGATGAACACATGTATTTTAAGTATATTTGATACAAGTGTATATTCTGAATTAATTCCTGTTAGCTGTCCATTATTAACTATTACAGTACCAGGTTTTGCATATTCTGTACAAATCCCAGTTTCACCAAATTTCAATGAAACTATAACAGCATGTGATTTAAATTTACAAACAGAAAATTGTGGAATAAGTTATACTGATATACCTGATGGTATTTATATTATTAAATATTCAGTAGAACCATCTGATATAGTATTTGTAGAATACAATCATTTAAGAATTACAAAAGCATTAAATAGATATAATAATATTTTATGTAGAGTAGATGTTGCTGATTGTGACCCACCTTTTAGAATTAAAGAAAAATTAGAAGCACTTAGAATAATACGTATGTATTTAGATGCTGCTAAATCTAAAGTAGAAGTTTGTCATGAACCTCAAAAAGGAATGTCATTATATAACTATGCTTTAAAACTTTTAATGAAAATGGAATGTGTAAATTGTTAAACCTTTAAAAACCAACCAAATGAGTCAATGTTCAAATTGTAATCAAACTCTAACTTGCGGATGCCAAAGAAGAAATGCATCTAATGGAGTTCAAGTATGTAGTAATTGCTTAAGTAGTTATGAATCACAAATACAAGTTGCTAATCAACCTTCTGAAGTTATAGAAGAAAAATCAATAATACAACCTCATAGAAGAGGACAAGCTTTAAGAAAGTTTACAAAATAAAATTTTAAAATGAGCAGTACTCCTATAATACTTTTTATTCCTTGTTGTGCTCCTGGAGATACTTATGTAAGATTTGTAGGATTACCTATTGCTGGTATTCCTAATAATTCTTATTGGGTTTATACAGATGGATCAACTCTTGTTGGAGAAGGTACCGCACCATGGAATTCATTAATACCTGGTCAATGTTATTTTATATCCTATACTTCAACAGGTATTTCTACTGCTCCTGCATTTACTTTAACTTCTTCTAGTTTTAGTAATAGCATAACATATTTTCCAGGAAGTAAAACATGTGATGCACCTTATTGTATTAATGCATGTAATCCAATAATACCAGAACCAACTAATAATAGATATTTACAATATGTACCTTGTTGTACTGATTCTGGACCAACTCTTTATTTTAGAGTACCTGGAATTAATGTTCCAATTAATGGAGTAGCAAGTTATATTGGTACAATTTCTCCAGCTCCATATCCAACAACAGATGTTAATGGTAATATTACTAATCCTTTAGTACAAAATAAATGTTATTCAATTACATTACATACCGTTGGTGTTGGTGAACCAGTTAGTAATGCTACTCAATATAATAATTTAGCATTAGCTCCACAAGATTCATCAGGAAATTATATATGGCATTCTCCAACTACACCTACACAATGGGATAGTGATTGTCAAAAATTTATAAATGATTGTCCTGATTGTAATCCATTATGTTTTACACTTTGGTCTTGTGATGGATCTCAACCTTTATTTACCACATCAATAGATTTATCAGGTTTTGTTGGACAACACATTACAGTTAGTAGTGTAGATCCGTTAGATAATATAGTTGACCTTTGTGTGTTTGTTCAAAACACTACAGAATTTAATTGTATAAATGCAATAGAAGTAATAGTTACTTCTAATTCATGCATATGTGATTGTACATGTTATACTGTAACAGGTAATATAAAATCTATTGAATATATTGATTGTTCTGGAAATTATGTTTTAATTCCAAATCCAGGAACATCAACATCAAGTTTTTGTGCTCAAAGTTATCCTATTGTATTTTCAAGAGATAATACTACAGCATTTATAACTAATAATGGTGATTGTATTGAATCTACTTTTCTTGATCCAGAAACTTGTGAAGAAATTACAGAATATATTTGTACACCACCTGTATGTTATTTACTTGAAGATTGTACAGATAACACTAATGTTATTTATTTTAACTCACCATCATTAGCATTACCTGCTAATCTTGGACAAGTAGTTACTATTGCTGGTCATACAGAATGTTGGAAAATATTAATTCCTCAAGAATGTATATGTCCAATAAATGTAACAGTATTAACTACTAGTGCTTGTTGTTTAACTTGTTTGCCTAATATAAATTATAAACTTACATCATGTGATGATAATACAATATTTACGTATACATCAGATGATTTAAGTCTGTATGTTGATAAAGTAATTAGAAAAGAAGACTGTCCAGAAGAATGTTGGCTTGTATCTCAAATTGATGGTAACATACCATCAGATACACCTGTTATAATATTAGATGATTATTTAGATTGTGAATTATGTTATAGAAAATATTATTTGCTTGAAGATTGTTTAGGTTTACAAAATGATATAATAACATATACTGATCTATCAAGTTATGTTGATAAAGTAATTACATTAGATTGGTGTCCTGAAACATGTTGGGAAGTAACTGAAACTTTTATAAATAATGGTGCTGGTATTATATCAGATATTTTAAATACATACAATGTCTGTGTTGATTGTTTAACAAGTGCTTCTTGTATTTGTAGTACAATAAAAAATTATAATACTGTATCACAAATATATAAGTATTTAGATTGTTATGGTTTATTACAAAGTATTACATTACAACCTAATCAAAAAAGTGATAGGTTATGTTTAATAAGATGGTATGCACCAGAACCTTGTGATGAACTTATAGTAACTATAACATCTTCTACAGGAA